GCTCACTGATAAAGTGCCAAGACGTAGCCAATGGGTGTACGCCCAGTCCACAGTTGGTGTAATGTTCGATGCAGGCGTTAGATTACGTTCGCTTTGACTTGCTGTAACTTCAATATCAGCAACACGACTTGGCTTTAAATCTTCAAGTGCTTCTTTAGCGTATTGAATAGCTAATAACCCAATGCACCGCCAATTAAACCACCAATAGCTGTGCCCACAACTGGAACAACTGAACCAGCAGCAGCCCCAACCATTGCTCCAACAATCGCACCACCAGTACCGCCTACAATACCAGCTTCTTTCACATTTTTTTGGTACTGATTAAGTGATTTATCGTTAGCAGTTTCATATACATTATAAGCGCCAGCCCCAATGGTTAATGGTATAGCACCTCGTATGAACCATTTTTTTGCACCAGCTAAAGCACCTGCTCCAGAACCCCCCAAACCGCCGCCCATTCTCGCACCGACACCAGCAGCAGCAAGGACTGATAAAACACCAGCAGCGGCTAAAGCAGATGCTGCAAGCCCTTGATTTGCTCTCATCGTGTCTTTCAAACCGCCTTCGAAATCGCCTAAAGTTTCTTTGACTTGGTCATATATTTTGATTGTTGCAAGAATAGTTTCTTGTTCTAACGCATGAGCTTTGGCTGGTTCAATCAATGACTTTTCTTTTGCAACTCGTTCAACAGCCCCGACACCGTTCCAAGAACCTTTCGAGATTCGGTCAAAATCGCCATTGTTTATACGAACGCTCCAACGCTTTGATCGCATCTTTAATTCCTTGCTCAATTGCGCTTAAATCCATTAGTAACCTCGACCAAAGTCACGACGACCTACTGACCACATCACGTTATTAGATGAGCTTGGTGCGGGGGATGACTGACCCGCAGGTGCGCCACCTAAAGCCACAAGTCCCTTAGAAATATTAGTCAGATTTTTGACAGCAATTTCATAACGTGACTTTGTTCTACCTGTTTCTACTGTCTCACCAACAGACGCATGAAAATGAGCAATGTCACAGCCAAGTGAAACAAGAAAAGGCGGTATAACTTGCAACGGCAATTCATAGCGGCTTGATAAATAGCCGTCGATTTCACTATTTGCTGCATCAAGAGCAAGCTGTAATTTATCGAGATTAATCTCAACGCTAAAACCACCATTGCTTGTTAAGTCAATGAGTTCACGCTCACCAAACTTAGCAAGCATTGCTTCAACTGTGACATAGCTCATGAATCACCCCTTAAGCTTGTGTACCATCAGAAGCATAGATAAGCTGCCAAAAACCGAAGCCAGCATTTCCACGTGCTTCTACACCAAAATAGAAGACACCTTCCAAAAACACATTAGAAGACTCAGGATTAGTTGATTTAACCAATTGAGCGGCTTTACGTTTCTGATAAAGGAATGGTTTTACGGGTTTAGTTACGTCAAGCAAAATCCAATGATTCGGGTTTTTAATACGAGTTGAAACAACTACTTTTGCTGTATCAACAAACGGATTTTCACTACCGTCACCCAGTTTTTTCGCTGTGACCATCCGCTTAGCGACTGTTTCCAATGCTGGTGGTACTAGTAAGATGTTAGGGATCACATCCAATGACTCGCCATCATCATCTACTAATTCCATCATTGCTTTACGACCAGCCCCATAAGAGAGTTCTGCCGCTGCAAGGCTATCTGTAGATAATTTTTTTGTACCTTTATTACTGACAGTACTTTTCCCGACTTTATGATTAGCCGAAACCATTGGTTGACCATCAAAACACTTGGCAGTAAAAATACTATTTACAGCTTGGAATACTAATTGATCAGGATGTTTTTTTTGCCGCGCTACCCGCATTTGTTGCTTGGATCGCATAAAGACCAAGCTGATCATCTTCAATATCATTACGTTCGACTTCAATTGTTGATTCATACGCTTTGTTTTTGACAAGATACTGATAGTCATCCAGCTTTTTGATATTCTTTTTACCAATCCATTCCTTCATTACAGGAAAGTTGCCCAACCAACGGTGATCCATATAAGCTCCGTTACTTGGTACTTCCATGGCAATTTCTTGCCATTGCGTTTGTTCACTGGTAAACGCATTGTTAAAAAGCTTTGATAGGTTTACGAAAATTCCGTCAACTGCTGCGCCACTTACATTCATTCGATCCATACTCCATCGTTATCTACGCCAACCACTCGACCCGCTTTAGAAAGCGTTCCAGCTCCGTTCGTTTTTGCTACTGTTTGCCCATCTTGAATAAAACAAACCTGACCAATTGAAACTTGTGTCACTGGATCAGTTGAGCTGTTTTCATATAAAAAGGCGCTATTGTTACGCACTGTGATTTGAGCGCTTCCATCTGTGCCTCCAGTGTTATCAATAAACTCCTCAGCACGACCCATAAAAATAAGGTCTGCATCCGCTTTAGCTTCAATGGCATAACCCGTTGCATCAACACAAACCATTAAGCCCGCATGAATTACCGCATCCGCTTTTACTGCTAAAACCATTAAACCAAGATCACGACGGGGCGTTTTACGATCACGCCCATTTCTTAAAATGCTACTCATTACAACGTAACTCCCATTAAATTAGCGACATGTAACGCTTCAGGTGTATGTTGTTGCTGTTGTTGTTGATGATTGGCTGCAATAGTTTCAGTTTGCTTGCCACTCAATGCTGGAATTTTTGGCGCTGTATCAAGAAACTCTTTGAGAGCTTGAGGATTAGTTTCACCAAGATTGGTTGCCCAAGCTTTCATGCCATCACCCAATAAACGCCCATCACCACATGCCGCGATAATGAGTGTTTCAATGTCATTTGTTTGAGCTGCACCTTCTAACTTTGCGATTTTTGTTTGTAACTCTGTTACTACAATCACAGGCACAAACTTTGACGGATCAGGTTGTTGCTGACTGTTTGCAGCAATCTTGATTTGATCAATAGCAGCCAGCCAGCCGTAGTCCCAAAATTCTGCACCGTCAACTGAGTAATCATTAAGCCGTAATTCATTCGGTTTATTTAATGGTGTTTTAAAATCACGGGCTAAGGAATGCTCAAATGATGCAGGTAGAATTAAACTACCGACACGTTGCCATTCGATTGTTTGGCAACTATAACCATGACCGATTGCATCCATTGCATCAAAAATTACGGTTTCGAAATCTTCAATATCATCAACCCATTCATGTACTTCAGCCGCCAATTTTATTTCTTCTATTGACGCATTTTTAGGCGGTATTACCGACCATTCAAGACACTTAACAGCTTGTTTTCGTTTATCTAATTCGCTGAAAATATGACCGTCACGTTCTTCCATGTCTGCACCTAAATCAGCTTGTGCAGTCAAGTCACCAGCTTCAGCAGCTCGTAACAGTTGATTTAAACGTGCAGGCGTTAGACCTAGCGCAGGGTGTTCTTGCTGATTGATCCAGCCAATGTCGGCTGTTTGCGGGGCATCCAAAGCAGCACGATTGTCTTTAGACTTTTTGTCTTTCTTAGCCATGAAAAAATGCCAATATCAGTATTGGCATTATTTTTGATGTTTAGGATTTCATTGTTTAGATGGAACTGCTTCCTATCATTTAGATCAGATTTTTTATTTTTGTCGCAATATAATGCTGATTTTTTATGGGGTGGATAGGTTATGGAATTTTATAATGTATTTCTTTTTAGCACTGAGAAACATTGTAATGTTTGGGATTGGCTTTGTTTTTTTAATCCATATTTAAAATATGTTCCTCTTTTAACTTTATTACTTGGAAGCATAGCGTTTTATTTAGCAGTAAAGACATACTGGCGGAAAAAGTCTGTAAGTGTTAGAGCCTACTTTACAATCAAAGAAGATGGTACACAAACACATAAGGCTTCCATAGATACTTACACAATTGAAAATGACAAAGATAAATCTATAGTTATTTTTTCAGTCCATTTAAAACTAGGATTTGATACTTATCTTTTATTAGAAGACTTTCAAAAAAGTGATGGGGCACAATTAATTCTTAAAGCTTATGAGGCACATCATAAAAAAATAAATCCAGTCTACTGGTATATGATTGGTGAACAAAAAGTAAGCTTGGCAAGAATTTTAAAAGATCAGAATGTTAAAAAAGAAATTGTTTTGTCTACTTCTCACGGTAAGCATGTCGCCAAAACAAATATAAAAAAGTGGTCACCACCACTCAAAAATCCCACCTACAATTACATTACAACTAAAGAGTTTAAAGGATTACAAGGTTTGGCATCTCAAACAAATGAGCCTTATCTTGTATTAAGTAGTAAGGAGGTTTCAAAGTATCGAATTATTTTTTATTGGCGCTGGATACAAAAGGGTATTAAATTATTTTTTCAAAAATAACTATTAGTGAAATGCGTTAGATTATTCCCGCAATCTAACGCTACCCCGTTTCAATTAAAGTAAAATAATTTGAGCTAAATCCTTTTTAGTAATTTTAGAATCGCCTATGAAATCTTTATAATCTTTAACAGTGAAAAAGACTTCTTCTTCACCAAGTTGATTGGTGTCATCTTCACCTTTTTCAACAAAGGCTTTATGTCGAAATTTCATATAGTTGTCAAAACCTATATATTTTTCTCCATGTTCATCCCAAAGAAAAACTTGCTGATCAGCAAGGTCAGGATTCTTTTCAAGAAAATTATTTAAATTTTCAACTAAGGTTTTTAATTGCATTTCTATTCCTCTCTACTACATATAATTAAAATCTGAAAGTAAGCTTTCTAAATCAGCACCGAACTCATCTGACTCTAGGCTTATTGAAATTGACATAAATTCAATTGGCGCTTCAGGATTGCAACTCGCAAAGTCACAAAGCAAGTGAGCAATACCACTATCACCATGTCGGTTTTTATCAGTGTTCGATTTACCAGCTTCAGGAATACGGGCAACGCCTTTAACTAGTACAAATGCCCGATGATCTTCTTGAATACCCGATACCCGATACCCGATACCCGATACCCGATACCCGATACCCGATACCCGATACTACAGCAGCAATATTTACATATTGCTCAGTTGGCGAATAAACTTTGCAATCAGCCCAAAATCCAGCATAACTATCTAAAGCTGCTTGGGCTGCATCAAGTAAAATCTGACTCGGTAGAGTAGGCGGATTAAATCTTCAAGTGCTTCTTTAGCGTATTGAATAGCTAATAAACGTATACGCGGTACGTCTTTAGATCGTCTCAATAAATAAAAACGGCTGCCTAGATTCGGGTTTGCCCAATACTTACCGCGATGAATTGAAAGTCTTAAAATGATTGCTTGTAATAAATCAGTACTGAAATTTTCATCAAGACTTCCGACTATGTAATCACAGGTTTTAATATCAATTCTTGCCATGAAGCCCTCACATTACATTTTTTGACTTGGGGCAGGTGTGTTGCCGTTTGAATGACTGTTATATGTATCCCGCATTTACGAATCGTTCGGTTTACATTACTTTCTGCAATATCATAAGCTGCTGCCAACTCAATTTGAGTACTATATGAGCGTAAGTAATTAAAAGTTAATAACAATTGGTCTTCAATCGTTAATGTGTGTGGACGACCAGATTTTTTCTTTGATCGCTCTGCTTCTTGCAGAATAGTAATCATTTGGGCAAATAAAGGACGTGGAACTCCAACTAATCGTTTGAATTCCTTATCATTAAATCGTGTTAAATTTTTATATCTCATCTGATCAGTATAAAACATTTCTTACTTTCGCAAGAGATCTATTGATTAGTAGGACTGATTTTAACGATTCCAGCAACGTCCAAAATCCAATTTTCATAGCCCTGCATATGCATACGAAGCATGTCCATAGGTCTGACTGTGTAGTGCTTTTCTGTTATAGAGTCCGCTTTATGTCCATTAATCTGATGTGTAACAACACCTTTGGGTAACTCTATCCATCCTGAAAGTGTCTCAAATGAGCGTCTTAGCCCATGTATAGTAATATTTATATGCAATGTCTTGCGTATTTTTTCAAGTTCTTTGTATGGGTTAACTATGTGACCTGTTTCAGACTTTTGCCGATTTGGCTCAGCAATTTAACTTTAGTGAGCGAAATTTAAAACGGCGTTTTCAATTGGCGACGCAGATTTCACCCAATCAATATTTGCAACAGGTGAGAGTTGATAAAGCCAAGAAGTTATTATTAACCACAGATATGAATATTCAGCAAATTGCTTACGAAGTGAGCCATGAAAATGTGAGTTTTTTTATTCGAATATTTAAAAAGGTCACAACTTGTACACCGACGCAATGGGTCAAATAAAAACCGCCAAGTTTATTGGCGGTTTTGGAAATCAAAAAGCGAATTTACACGTTAAAACGGAAATGAAGAACGTCACCGTCTTGAACGACATAGGTTTTACCTTCTAAACGCCATTTACCTGCTTCTTTCGCACCATTCTCACCGTTGTATTGAATGAAGTCATCATAAGCAATACATTCTGCACGGATAAAGCCTTTCTCGAAGTCAGTGTGAATCACACCCGCCGCTTGAGGTGCAGTTGCACCGACTTTAACCGTCCAAGCACGAACTTCTTGTACGCCCGCAGTGAAGTAAGTTTGTAAGCCAAGTAAGCTATAACCTGCACGAATCACCACATTTAAGCCTGGTTCTTCCATACCCATTGCTTCTAAGAATTCAGCACGGTCTTCATCTTCGAGTAATGAAATTTCAGCTTCGATTTGGTTACAAAGGGGTACAACAATCGCATTTTCTTCAGCAGCCAGTTTTTTTACTGCATCAAGATGTGGGTTATTTTCAAAACCATCTTCTGCAACGTTAGCGATATACATGGTTGGTTTAAGCGTCATTAAACCGAAACCACGCACTGCTTTACGTTCATCATCAGAAAGGTCAGCCGCACGTGCTGGTTTGCCTTCATCTAATAAGGGTTGAATTTTTTCTAAAGCTGCTTTGGTTGCAATCGCGTCTTTGTCGCCACCTTTTGCTGCTTTAGTTAAGCGTAATAATGCTTTTGCAACGGTATCAAGGTCAGCAAGTGCAAGTTCAGTATTAATGGTTGCAATGTCATCTAATGGATCAATTCTACCATTTACATGGATCACGTTTTCATCTTCGAAACAACGTACCACATGTGCAATTGCATCTGTTTCACGGATATTGGCAAGGAATTGGTTACCCAAGCCTTCACCTTTTGATGCACCAGCAACCAAACCTGCGATATCAACAAATTCCATTGTGGTCGGAATAACACGTTGCGGTTTAACAATCGCTGTCAGTTTGTCTAAACGTGGATCTGGAACAGGGACAATGCCTGTG